ACAATGGCTTGATTGGCAACCTGTACGGCATTGACGTATACGTTACCAGTAACTGCCCTGTTGTAGAAACTGACGATGACAACAGTGTTGGTGGTCAACTGCGAGCAGCTATGCTGTTCCACAAAGATACCTTCATCCTGGCAGAGCAGCTTGGTATCCGTTCACAGACTCAGTACAAGCAAGAGTTCTTGGGTAACCTGTACACTGCTGACACTCTGTATGGTGTTAAAACCTACCGTCCTGATAGTGGTTTTGTCTTAGTTGTAAACGGCTAAGATAACTAGGGAGGGGTTGTTAACGCAGCCTCTCCCTAACACTTATTGGCGCATTAAAATGCAACTAATGACACTTATTGGCGCATAAAGGGTTTAGCATGTCTACTCGTATTATAACCAAGAATAGTTCAACCGCTTCTGCAATACCCTCTAATGCAGACCTTGTTCAAGGCGAATTAGCTGTCAACGTAACCGACAGACGATTGTTCACTGAGAATGCCAGCAACACTGTTGTTGAGCTAGGTACTAATCCATCATCTATCACCACAGGTAATATCACTTCTAGCGGTACAGTTAGTGGTAATGTTACTTCTAGTAATGCTGTCATTACAGGTGGTAGTGTTAATGGTGTGCCTATAGGTGCTACAACAGCATCAACTGTTAGAGGCTCTATTGTCACTGCAACCACTAACTTTGCAGGGGACTTGACAGGTAACGTCACAGGTAACGTCACAGGTAATGTTACTGGTAATGTTACTGGTAACGTAACAGGTAACGTCACAGCAAGTAGTGGTACAACAACATTAAATAACCTTGTCATTAACGGTACAGTAGACTTTAACGCTGCTGTGTTGTCTGACTTAGGTGCGCCTGTATCATCAACAGATGCAGCTACCAAAGGTTATGTAGACACACAAGTAAGTGGATTACTAGATTCAGCTCCAGGTGCATTAGACACGCTCAATGAGCTTGCAGCAGCCTTGGGTGATGATCCTAACTTTGCAACAACAGTAACAAACTCTCTAGCAACTAAACTAGCATTAGCCGGTGGCACAATGACTGGTGCTATTGCTATGGGAACTAACAAGATTACAGGGCTAGGTACGCCAACAGCAAACACTGACGCTGCTACCAAAGCCTATGCAGACACTATGCTACCTCTTGCAGGTGGTACAATGTCTGGTGCTATTGCAATGGGTACAAACAAGATCACAGGTGTTGGTGATCCTACAAACAATCAAGATGCAGCTACAAAGGTTTATGTAGACGGTATATTGGGTAGTGCTACATCCGCTGCTACCTCTGCTGCCGCTGCTGCCTCTAGTGCCTCTGCTGCTTCCTCTAGTGCCTCTGCTGCTGCTTCTAGTGCTAGTGCAGCGTCCTCTAGTGCCTCTGCTGCGTCAAGTTCTGCAACAGCCGCTGCTGCAAGCTACGATGCGTTTGATGATAGGTACTTGGGTTCTAAGGCATCTGATCCAACTGTAGACAATGACGGTAATACGCTTATAGAAGGTGCTTTGTATTTCAACAGCACTACAGATACCTCAAGAGTATACAACGGCACTGCTTGGCAAGCTGTAGCACCTGTAGCCACAAGCATTAACCTAGCTACTCAAGTCACTGGGACACTGCCTTTCGCTAACGGCGGCACAGGATTGACGGCACTTGGCACTGCCCGTCAGGTGCTTGCTGTTAACTCTGGTGCTACGGGTTTGGAGTTTGTGCCGCAGCCTGCTCCGGCAGGAACAATGCAAGCCATTGCGTCAGGTACGCTTGCAGATGGCAGCACAGTTGTTATTAACGCTGATGGCACTGTAAGTGCTGTTTTTGAGATAAACAGAACTCAAGCTGTCGGTGGTGATGTAATTTTTGACTCTGGTAGCGTTAGCAGTATTGCTTCCGCATTTGATGCTAACACTAACAAGGTTGTTATAGCCTATAACGTAAGTAACACAGCAGGCAAGGTTGCAGTAGGTACAGTAAGCGGTGAAACAATATCGTTTGGAACGCCTGTCAATTTTGCAACAGGTGGTAATGCATCAAATATATCAATCACGTTTGATTCGACTTCAAATAATGTTGTCCTTTTTTATAATCTAAGCTCTAACGGTAGAGCGCGAGTTGGTACAGTTAGCGGAACAAGCATAAGTTTTGGCACAGAAGTTATAGTTTTGGCTGGAAGCGTTTCTGCAACATCAATAGTGTTTGATTCAAGCCAGAACAAAATAGTTGTTTTTTATTCAGATAGCACAGCATCTTCTGCGGCAACAGCCCAAGTAGGAACAGTTAGCGGCACAAATATAAGTTTTGGCACTAAAGTGGCGTTTGATGGTAGTTCGGATAACATCAGAGCAATATTTGATACAACTGCAAATAAGGTTGTTGCAACTTACAGAGACAATGATAACTCTTCATACGGAACAGGTATTGTAGGAACAGTTAGTGGTACAAGCATAAGTTTCGGTTCTCCTGTTGTTTTTCATTCCGGTAATGCGAATTTTATTGCCTTGGCGTATGACTCTGCTAACAATAAATCTGTTGTTTTTTATAGAAACTCTTCTGGAATAGGCACTGCTAACGTAGCTACAGTTAGCGGTACAGGAATAAGTTTTGGCAGTGATGTTACTTTTAACAGTGAAGATGGTTCGGCAGAAAGAATTATTGCAAGTTATGATTCATCTGCCCAAAAAGTTGTTGTTGCTTATGCTATGCCTAATGACAGCTATATTGGCAAAGCAAATACAGGGGTTGTTAGCGGAACAAGCATAACATTTGATACAACTATAACTTATCACTCAGGCGCTAGTACCAGCAACATTGCACTGGCTTACGATAGCAACCTACAAAGAGTTGTAATTTCATACACGGATGGTTCAAATAGCAGCAGAGGCACGAGTAACATATTTAGAACAGGTGTTGTTCGTACTAATTTAACCGCTGAAAACTATATTGGCATTTCAAATGCTGCATACGCAAATGGCGTAACTGCTACAATTCAAACAGTTGGGTCAATAGATGATGCACAAACAGGGCTTACCGCAGGCCAATCTTATTTTGTTCAAAGAACAGGAGCTTTGGGGCTTAGTCCTGCTTCACCTTCTGTGTTCGCAGGAACAGCAATCTCAGCAACAAAATTAATTATTAAAGGTTAAATATGAAAACTATTATTGATGAGCATAATTGTTCAAAGTATTTATTTGCAGATGATGTTGTGCTGAATGTTAAAGATGACTGTATTGAGGTTGGTAATCCACTGAAATTTATTATCGGTGATTTAAACTCTCAAAATTCTACAGTCATTGAGCATGTTACTGAGCCTGAAGATTGGTACGGCTGCAAATACGAATATGCCGATGACTGGCAACTTTGTGAAGACTGGGCTGACCCAAGAATATCTTTGTGAGAGTAAGGTGAGCTATGGACATCGATGAAGGTGTATTACGCAAAATAATTAGAGAAGAAATGAAATCAGCTCTGAAGGAAGTTGGCCTACACGATGAAGAAGCTGGTGACGATGTCCGACAGTTAAGGAGCTTGCTAGACGATTGGAAGGGTATGAAGACAACAATATGGCATACGATAGCTAGAGCAGGTACGTTGTTTGTTTTAGGTTTGTTAGCTCTAGGTACATGGAATAAAATAAATGGAGATAGTTCACAATGATTAAGAAGATTAAAGCAGCTATGTCGTTGATGAAGGCAGGGAAGGTTGTTGCTGACCCAGCTAAGTGGAAGGCTAGGCAGATTGAGACATCTGCATTAGTAGCTGCTTTGTGGGCTTTTGTCAACGCGTCTTCAGCATTTGGTGTAGAGATTCCAGTCAATGCAGAGATTATTGATGGTGTTGCTGTCGCTATGCTTGCTGTCGTTAATGTCGTGCTTACAGTTACCACCACAGATAAGATCGGCGTGTAGTGTCAGTGTCACCCCACAAGTTGAACTAGTCTTAGATGCCCCTGTGTTACTTGATAAAGCTAACATAGTGGGCATTAAGCTAGAGACTAAATGTGTTATTCAGGAGTTATTATGAAGCTACTCAGTATTATCAGAACCATTGTCGCTCTTCTCCCCATGTTGATTGAAGCTATTAAAGCTGCTGAAGCTGCTATACCTGGCACTGGTAAGGGTGAACAGAAGCTAGTGTTGGTTAGAGGTATGCTACAAGCAGCCTATGAAGCTGCTACAGATGTTGAGAATACATTTGAAGAAGTATGGCCTGCATTGAACAAGACTATTAACACTGTTGTAACCTCTCTCAAAGCCGCTGGATTGTTCAAGTAAGGAACTGACATGGCTCTACCAGAAATAGTTGTTACAGCTCCTAGAACCTCTACATGGAGTCCTACAACACCTGCTAGTGGTGGTGGTGGCGGTGTCTATGATAGTTTGTTTGGTGGTTTTGTCCCTGACTTCTCCACAATGGACTTAGGCTTAGACCCTACAGGTATAACAGCTCCTGAAGTAGATCAGGCTGTGTTAGATGCTTTTTTAGCTGAGAATGGTTTTACCTT